TTCCAACCCATCTGTCCCTGAACTCCGGTAGGACGTTGTGTGGTCGTCCATACGCCAGCGCCCACGGGGAGACAGGGACGCGTATCGGTCACGTCTCCGGCCGCGATGACCGAAGCGAGGGCAGGAACGAGAACTCGGCCGATTTCCATCTGGTAGATGCCAGTGGTGTCATTTTGAGTAAGAGCCGGTGCGCTGGGAGATGCGGCTGGCGTTCCCTTGACGACTGCGAGGACGGTCGAGTTCGATGAGGGGTCGAGGGTCAGAACGATGAGGTCGATACGAGGCGACGAAGAGGCCGCGTCGATCGTGACGGTCTGGCCGTTGGTCGTGTTCTGGTAGGCGAAGCCACGAACTACCGCGAAGCCCGACTTGACCTTGACCTGCATACCTGACGAATCGCCATAGACGGTGAGGGAGCCGGTTCCGGTCTGGTTAGGTTGCGACGCGACGCCCATAAAGAGCGTTCCAGGCTTCCCATAACGCCCGAAGAGCAGCGAGTATTGGTCTTCCGTGGTGTCGGCGTTCTCAAACGGCCATGAGTTCTGTGCCATGTTTAGGCTCCTAAGTATTCGATGATGAAGTATTGCGGGGCGGTCGAAGTCGGCGCTAGAGCCAATGACCCACCGGAGTCCTGCGTCACGCGCAGTTCCAGCGTATCGTTCGCGCTAAGTCTAAACGATGGGACTCCGACCGAAAGGTTGACGGCGTTGGCAACACTGTGCGGAGCCGTTGAGTTCGCGCCGATATCAGTCGATCCGTTCAGCGTCAGGAATAGAGCTCGACGAGTTCCACCTGCAGCAGCCGTGTAGCGGATGCGTCCGTAGATCGCATACCGGCCAGCTTTTGAGACCGTGACGACTCCCGTGGTCGTGCCGAGCGTGAACGTGCTGCCGAGGTTTTCGTTGACCGTCCACTGGTTAGCGGCCGTACCCGAAGCGCCGACCGTGATGGTCGTGCCAGAGGTTCCCGACTGCGTTGAGCCGGTGTTTGAGAGGTCGATGCGAGTGACGGGAACGTTCTTCCATAGGCCGGATGAGGACTCATAGGTCAGCCGGTCTGCGTTGGCCGGAGAGACGATCTGAACGTCGTGAATCTCGTCGAGCTCATATCCGTTCTGGCACCGTACAAAGATGCTGCCGACTGTGGCGTGCGAACGAGAGACGAAGCCGACATAGACCAGGTGAGTAGGTGCAGCTGGCTTCGTAGTTGCCCAGCCTCCGGCCGTAGTTCCCGACAGGTAAAGCGTGGCTCCATCGGCATAGGCCGACGTGTCGAGTTTGATGATTTCGCCAGCCGTGACGACCCAGCCGGACTGGTTATTGGCGATGTCGTTCTCGAGGACTCCGAACGTCTTGGCGCTAGTCGCTTCGGCGTTGGCTCTTGCCAGAGCGACCGTGACTTTGTTCCCCGAGGCTCCAGAGATGTAGACGACTTGGCCTTTGGTGAGTGTTGAGCCGGTGCGGTTATTGACGTAGAACTTGACGGGGTCGCCGTCGACCATGCCCGCTCCGGCATCGTTGCGCTCGAGGTTGGAGATGCGACGTTCGAGGCTCACTGGTCTACTCCCTTAGGGAATCCCACCGTGGCGATGACGCGGACGCCATCTTCGGCGATACCGATTCCGACCTCTTGAACGACCTGTTGAACGGTGTCCGAGCCGACCACGACCGAGACGGTGTCGCCGAGATTCCAGTCCACCTGGTAGCGCATGGAGTCCATGTCGGTCGGCAGAACAGAGAGGCCGGTGACGGTCATGCCCTTATCGGCGAGCTCAGACTGTCCAGCGACCGTGAGTTCGGTGGTGTCGCTCGTAGATCGGTTATCGACGAACCGCTCGATGCGGCGGTTCCATACCGACTCGGCAGAGGTCGACGCTGAGGTAGTCACCTCGACGAACGTGCGCAGAGTGCCAGCACCCGCGCCAGCGACGATGGCTCGAGTGACTTCGGGAGCCGTGTAGCCGTAATCCGAGGATTCGAGGCGGTCGTTGTAGATGTCGAGGCGCACGGAGGCCGTCAGGTTCGAGGGTTGGTAGACCGTGAAGACCAGGCCGGAGCCGACCTGCTTCACGCCGAAGCCGATGGAGCCCGCCCAGGCGAGTTTGTAGCAGATGCTCTGAAGCGTGTCGAAGCGGGCTGAGTACGAGACGGTGCCACCGATAGCCGTGTCCGCCGCCATAGTCAGGGTCGAGATTTTGCGAGCCGTTGCGGCAGCGGTGCCGATGTTGTTATTGACGTAGGCGTAGAGAACCGTTGAGCAGGTTCCGGAGCGGATGTCGAACTCGTCCACCTGGGAGGTCACGTCAGAGACGGACGGGGTGGGGTAGGCCAGCCGCTCATAGAGGATGACCGAATCGTCGACGCCACTAATCGACCAAACTCCAATAGGGTCTTCGGTGGTCTGGCGCAGGGTCGCCGCGGTCGTCGGGCCGGAGAAGATAGTTCCGCTAGGGCCGGTGACGATGAGGCCAGCGCCCGCAGCTCGTAGAAGCGTTGCCATAGGTGAATCACCTCGGAGGGTGAGGTTCCACGATCCGACGGCGTTGAAGCGCAGAACGAACGTGGCCCCGACGAGGTCGGCCGGTGTGATTTGACCGACGCGAGCCAGAGAGGAGTTGCGGACTTCTACCGTCAGGTCGCTTATCTGCATTAGTGCAGAACCTCGCGCCGCGGCATGAAGTAGCCCAGAACCCTAGAGTCGCTGGTCGCCCCGCTCACGGTGATAGTCATCGTGGTCGAGCCAGGGGGAAGCGAGAAGAGTTTTGGAGCGGTGCCGAGGCCCGAGTATTTGTTGACCCCACTCGCGTCGACGACGGTTCCCTTTTCGCAGTCGATAGTGATGGTGTCGGACGAGCTCATCGAGGTCGTGTAGGTGAAGCCCGTTCCGTCGGATTTCTGAATCGTGAGAAGCGTCGAGGGGCCTTTGACGACCCAGATAGCCGGAGCATCTACGTCGCCATCGTTCGAGACGGTGACGGTTCCGAAAGCCTGCGAGGTCTTGACGCGCAGGAACGCGAGCGACTTTGGTGAGGAGCCAGCCAGCAGTCCGCGCGTACCGGTGCTCGACGCGATGCTGACGGAGAACGGTTCAGTGCTCTGCCAGAACGGCTGAGGGGCGCGAAGAATCACGTCCCAGTTGCAGTAGTAATCGTTGGCCGTAGATCCGAAGACGGTCTCGCCCCCGCCCGCGTAATAGCAGTCGAGATACCAGACCGAGCCGTCGGGATAGGTGGACTGTAGGCGAACCTTGTCGCGGAAGATGTTTGCCAGGCGACGCAGGAACGTCTCAGTCTCTTCACGGTCGGAGCCGGTGATGGCGATGGGTAAGTCGATTTCGCGGATGTCGCGCTTCGAGTAGCGGAACGAGCCACCATTCGAGGCGCTGGGGTCGATGCGCAGAATCGGTGAGGGAATACCGAATCCACGCGTGCCGGTTTGGAGCGTGAAGTTGGTGCCGTCGAGCTGGACGGTGTCGTTCGTGCCGATGAGAACGAGGTCGATGCTCACTAGTTTCCGACTCCCTTAGTGCGTGCTTTCTTGACGGCCGTGACGAGCTCTTGCTGAGCATTGAGCGAGTTATTGGGCGCAGCGTTGTAGACGAACGTGCTACCAGTCACGGCTGACGTGGCGTTTCCGACCTGTCCGGCCTGAGTGGTTGCCTTAGGCGTGGCCGTGGCCGTACTGCTCTCGGCGATTTTCGGAATCTTGGGAAGTTTCACGTCAATAGCACCAAACGTAATGAGCTTGAGTCCACTGAGAAGCAGGTTCACGGCCCCGATGATGGTGTTGATGATTCCGATCCAGAAGTTCGCATAGTTGACTGCGATGGTCTTCAGCGTGTTGATAAGTCCGTTCCATGCGCCAAAGATGAAGTCGACGACGGACTTGAACGCGTTTCTAATACCGTTCCAGATACCGCTAACGAAACTGCCGAAAGCGGCGAAGATTTTGCGACCCGTCTCGGTTTTGGTGAAGAAGAAGACCAGCGCAGCTGTAAGACCAGCCACCGCCAGGATGATGGCTCCGATGGGGTTGGCGGTTAGTGCCACGTTGAGAAGCCACTGAACCGCAGTGACGGCCGTGGTGACTGCTCGCCAGACTTTCATAAGGCCGATGACCGTTCCGATGCCTACTGCGATTGGAGTGAGCCAGTCTTTATTGTCGATGACGAACTGGATGAAACTACGGAGCCCGTTGATGACGGGGTTGAGGAACGTCTTGCCCTCTTGGAACCGCTTGAAGAAGTCCTGAAGTTTCGGGATGAGCGTCTTCGTGAAGAAGTCGGCGAGTTTGTTGAACGTGGGTAGAAGTGCCACGCCTAGCGATTCGCGGAACTGAGCGAAAGCCTGCTGCATCTTCATAGAGCCGGTGACGCCAGCTGCGGCCGTCCCGCCGACCTGCGTCTCGATGGCCTGCATGACGAGGTTCTGCGCGTCGAGAATCTTCCCTGACTTGACTAGGGTCTCGATTTTCTTTTTCTCTTGCTCGGTGAAAGTCACGCCGGAGCGAGCGAGCGCGGTGATTCCCTTGATGGGGTCTTGGAGCGCCTTGCCGAGTTGGACGGCGTTAGTCTCGGCCGTTCCGAAGCCTGCGGCGGCAAGGTCTTGGGCGGCCATTGTCGCGCGGTCGAACATCCCGCCAGCCTGTCCAGCAGTCACGGCGAGGTTCTTGAACGTGAGCAGTTTCATCTGCGTCGATTTGATTACGTCGTCGTCGATGCCGAGAGAGAGCTGCTGGGTGCTCGAATAATCTTCCAGGCGCTTCGTGACGGTATCGGTGGCCTTGCCAAAGACGCCCATCGACTTAGCGATGTTCTCGAGTTTCTTATTGGACGAGACCTCGGCTTCGCCAGCTGCGATTAGATCCTTAGTTAGCCCGACTACCGCGCCACCGGCTAGGACTGCACCGAAAGCACTTTTCAGGCCACGGCCGAGAGACGTGCCGAAGCCCTTAGAGAACTGTTCACCGGAACGCTTACCAGGGTCGGTGGAGTTAGGGAAGCCCTTATCGAACTCTTCCTTGAAGCCCTTGAACGACGGGACGATTTTGACGTAAGCAGTCGCCAGTGCGGTCTCAGCCACTATTCGCGCCTTTCAGGGTTCATCAGTTTCAGTTTCCGCATCACGTCGGCGCGGTCTTGAATCTTGGGTCGGGTGCTACGAATCCACGGAGCCGGATATTCCGGCGGGGGCGTCTCGGAGTTCACGCGAGCGATGAGGTCGAAAGTGTGCTTCGCCACGATCCACTCGGGAGAAGCAGGATGCTCCCATCCTTGCTCGGCCGCATAAGTCCACGACGCAGGATTCCTAAAGAGCATACCAATGAGCAGAAATGCCTCTCGGTAAGTGACCGCGAATCCCACCTCGTAATACGAAAGATGGAAGAAGCTGCGGAAGTCGGCGACTAGTTCTGGCTCTCGTCGTTCGCCGAGTTCGATGAGCCAGAGGATTCCCCCAGTGCGGCTCCCTGAAGCCAGTCGGCGAATAGTTCAGCGAGTTCATCTACCGGAACGGAGTCGACGATAGAGAGTTCACGCGAGCCCTCGGGAAACAGTCCCTCGATGATGGCGAAGAACTGCTCTACGGGGTCTTCGGCCTTGCGCGCTCGACGAATAGCGCCTGCCGGAAGTTTCGACGGGTGCGGGAGAACGATGTCTCCCTGCGGGGTTGAGATGACGGTTTCGTTTGGTTCCATTAGTCCTCCTGCCTCGGGGCGCTCTTAGGCTACCCCGAGGCTAGGACTAAGGACTACTCGAACTCGGAGTAGAAAACGTCGGCAGCGCGACCGTCTGCGACGTAAGCGGTCACGGTCACGCCGAAGCCCACGGCCTCGCCGTTCTTGACCGTCTGCGCTTCGACCTTCATGATCTCGCCGGTCGGGATGTAGTGGCGCACGACCTTCGAGCCGTCGACGATGTCGATGACAAAAGACTTCTGGCCACCAGTGTTCGACGGGTTGACTTCCATCTTGCCGTCGACCAGCGTCGAACCGAAGTAAGCCTCGATACTGTCCGTGGTCGTCTCGAGAAGCATGAACGAGTAGGTGAGGGTGCTCTCCGTCACGACTTCGCGAACGAGGTCGGCGTTCTGCCACGCGCGAATCGCGTTGCTCGACTTGTCCGGTGTGATGGTCACGCCGTCGTTGGAGACGTAGCCCAGGTCAGAGAAGCCGGTGAGGCTGCTTGACGAGCTGGTCGGGGCGGTTGCTGAAGTAGCGCCGACGTACACGGCTCCGGTGATTCCGACTAATACGTTGTCGGCAGATGCGGTCATTGTGATTTCCTTATGGGTTTAGGTCAGTGGCCTTGACCACGACTTCGGCTGAGATGGCTCGGTGCTCTTGTCCGGTGTCTGAACCCATGCGGGTCGGCCCTGATACGAGCTTGACGTGCTTGATGTCGTTGCCGGTGAGAGTTTGGAGGACGGCCGCTGCTTCGAGAGCCAGCGAGTTAGCCGTTCCATAGTCGTCAGCGTAGATATCAAGAACGATTCCTGCATAGCGTAGCACCGGAACGTCGGTTTTTTCACCGGCATAGGTAGCGGTGACAACGATTTGGGAGGATGGTTGCTGGTCGGCTGGGAGTTTCTTCGTCCCCACGCGCACGTCCTCGAAGTAGTCCGCTAATCCCTCGACGATGCCGATTTCTAGGTCTGCGAAGATGATCACTATGCACCTCTCCTGGTGAACTTGTAAAGAGCTCGACGCAGGTGTCCCACGCCGTTGCGCTTGGTGGTGTAGAAGTGTGCGGCCCACGCCGTCTCTGAATCAGCCCTCGACGAGACGATGCAGATAGGCCGGTTGCCGGAGTTCTCGATGCCGACGAAGAAGCCAGCCTCGGCGTAGCCGGAGATGGTTCCACCTGGGCCCCGCTGAGCGTCCTGTGCGGTCGCTTCGGCCTCTTGCTGAACGTCCTGCCCGACGCTGAAAAGGAGCGCCTCCATATTCGGGCTGTGCATCAGCTCACGGATGCCTGAGCGGTTGAACTTGACCTGCATTAGCCGCGCTGTTTGCGGAGATGCACCACGACTCCGGCGGGGCCGGAGACGAAGACGCGCCGAAAGTCCTGAGCACCGTCAAAGAGCCATCGTGCGCCACGAACCTCGAACTCGTCCGTCGGTAGGACTTGTGTGCCTGAGGCTAGGTAAAGGGAGCAGGCGGCGTCTGAGGGCGTTCTAGAGGCCTCTGAGAGCGTTCCAGTTGTACCGTCAGCCACCAGTGCGCGGTGCTTGATTTGGGTCTCCGTGACGGTCGGGTTCCCGTAGGCGTCGACGCCGGTCTCCGTCTTGCGGTAGATCGTGACGATTTCCATTAGTCGTCCTCGAAGACGATTTCCAGGTGAGGCGGTCGGGGTTCGCCCTCGACATAGGAGTTGCCAGTGACCAGAATCAGGTCGCCACCATCGCCAGCGTTCGGAGCGAGGTCGACGGAGAAAGCGCCGCCTTTGGTCTTGACCGGCGCGAGCAGTTCGGTCTCGTCAGGGGTCAGCCAGAGGTCGGTCTGGCCGACGTTGCGAGCCTGAGTGAATGGGCCGGTGGTTTGAGAGATGTAGGACGCGTTCTCGGGGTTGCGGAGTACGCGCGTCACCATGCGACACGTCACCATCGTCACGACCGCTTGGGAGAGGGTCGCGTTGTTGATGCGGTCTTGGATGGCGGGGTAGGAACTAAGGATGACCGCTTCCGCGTCAGCGATAAGCGCACGAAGCAGCTCGTCGCTCTCCGGCTTGTCGTCTCCGATCCAGCGTTCGCGGATGTCTTGCGGAGTTGTCCAGGTCATCGTGTTCCTTTCAGGGTGATACCCCGACGGGCAGAGCCGAAGCCCTGCCCGCCGAGGTTGGAGTGACTAGGGAGGGAACTAGTCAGCGGTGACGTACTGAACGGCGTCGGCCATGCTGACCTTTGAGCCGTAGACAGACAGACCGCGAACGATGTCGCTGAACGAGTTCGTCGCGCGGAGCGCCTCGACCTTGTCGAGCTGCGACACGAACGGCACGGCCGCTTCGTGGTAGCCGATGGCCTGAGGAGCGTTCTGGTCGAACAGCGGGGACTCAACGATCACCATGCCGTACAACTTGCCGATGACGCCGTTGCGGAGTTCACCGTCGGAGCCAGCAGCGGCCACGTCGCTCATGCCCGCGAGGAGCAGGTCAGCGAAAGCCGAGTTGACCACGCAGTAGCGACCCGTTGCAGGAACCTTTGCAGCCGACAGAGCGGTGCGAATCTGACGGATAGCGGCCTTAGCCGTTTCGCCCGAGTTGATGACCGGCGTACCAGCGTCGGTTCCACCGTCGAGCATCTGCTCGATGACGTAAGCCTCGGCGGTCTCAGCGAGAGCGCGGCCAGCGGCCACCGTCCACGCGTCGAACGAGCCAGCGGCCTGAACCTTGTTCACGTCGTCGACGAGGAACGAGAAAGCCTTAGCCTGGTCGATGAGCAGTTCGACTGTCGAGTCGCTCAGCGACTCGGCGCTGATGCTTCCCGCGTAGGTCGAGATGGTCGGGGTGACTGCGCCCGTGATGTGGACGACGTTGCCCTTGCGAGCCTCGCCAGCGTAGGTCGTGGTGAGGGTTGGGATGACGACCTGGTTGGCAGCGAAAGCCTGGTTGACTCCGGCCGCCCAGATCTCTGGGATGAAGTTGTCGATAGCCATGAGCTACGGCACTTCCTTTCTGTTAGCGCCCGAGCAGTTCAGTCAGGCGTCCCTCTGCTTTGGCTTTCATGATGTCCGCGGGGCTCATTGAAGTGAGTTGCTCGCGGGTCACTTGACCGGCAGTAGTTGGGGCTGGCCTGCCCTGACTTGCGTCTGGCTGGGGTTGGGTTGGGTTTTTGGAACTAGCCATAAGTGAGACCAGCAGTTCAGCCTCGGCCTCGATTTCCTCGACCGTCGATCCACGAAGAAGACGTGCAGCTTCGGATGAGATGCCCTTTGCCGAAGCGACTTGGATTCGCATCAGTTCTAGTTTGGCAGCCTCGGCCTCGGCCTTAGCGCGAGCCAGCTCGTCATTGACGCGCTCCTGCTCGGTCTTCTGTGTTTCGAGATACTCGCGCCAGCGTTGGGCGTCCTCGGTGTCGGCCTTAGCAGCCTTAGCGCGGGACTCCCATTTACGAGCCATCGCTTTCCAGTCGGTCTCGGTCTCGGTGGCCTGCGCCTCGATAACCGTCTCGACGGAATCAGTCTGAGTATCGGTGGGGACTACGGTTTCTTCACTCATGTTTATCCTTTGCAGGAAGATTTCGACCATGCGGTCGTCGTTCGGTAGATCCGAAAGAACTATGCGCGGCCAGTGTTGGCCCGTATTTGAGCCAGCACTTCCTTAGCGGAGCCGCCTTGCGTTTCATCATACTCCATCGCGAAGTCTTTGTAGTAATCCGGCACGATGGGGTCTTGACCCTCGAAGATGACTTCGACGGTGCAGTGGCAGTCATTGTGAAAGTCCGGCGCGTAAGAGAACGTCCGTGTGCCGATGGTCTTGCCCTCTGCCGATGAGGTCGTCGAGAAAGCCAGGAGAGCGCAGAACGCGCAGGCATTGGGTTCGGCGATTCGTTGGACGGTCTTCGCCGAAGTGTCGAGTCCGGCATTATGGTCGATGGTGTCGCGGTTGTATCCAGCGACCGGAGTCGTCATGGCCGTAGCGACGAGCTGCGGAAGCCGGTCGAAGCCCTCTTTCATGTAGGTCGCCATGCCGTAGTTGACGATGGTGTCGGCCCGTTCTGATGCGTCGAACGCTGGGACGACGGCGCGGTAGGACTTGGCTCCCTTTGCGCTAATGGCCCGTACTTGGTCGTAGTAGTTCGCAGCCGTGACCGCGTTGAGATTCCCGTACCTGGCGATGATCGCTGGGATGGTCGTCCGCAGGAACCCGCCTAACTGTTGCTGGTCGAGGTTCTGACCCTGCGAGATGACCTTGACCGCCTCGGCCTGCATAAGCGTCGAGACGTGGCGCATGGTGCGCCGGTTCTCTAGTGCTAGTGCCTTGCGAGCGGGCATTAGGCCGGAGGCGTAGCGGCGTTAGCGATTTGCTGGACGAGTGACGTGGCGTTCGCCAGTGCCTTGTCGCGGGTGAGTTGAGCCTTGTCCGTGTCGCTGAAGCCGAGACGGTTGTAGGTGACTTCCGAGTCGGGGAGCAGTACGCCAGCTGAAATGAGCTTGACGGCGGCGTCTGCGGAAGCGGCCACGGTCGGCGTCGACGGGTCGCGCCAGATAGGACGGACTTGGTTGAACTCTTCCGGCACTACGCCGTCACGGATGAGCAGGCCGAGTCGAGCGACTTCGAGCCAGGTGCGCCCGAACTGCTTTTGACGGCGCTCGGCTTTCTTGACCAGTCGAGACTCGAGAGCGCGGATGGCGTCGGCTGAAGCGGGGTTGCCGTCTGCTGGGTAGCCGAGGTACGCCACGGGGATAGCGGTCTCTCCGGCGAGCAGGTTGGCATAGGCGCGAATCTGGTCGAAGTACGGGGCTGGTGAGTTGGCCGAGAACTGGCCGACCTGCGGCATCACCCCGTCGTCTTCGTTGTAGGCGATGCCGAGGACTCGACCCTGTACGACCGACCAGCCGTTCGTCGGGTTGCCGTCCGCGTCGAGGAACGCTGACTCGTCGGCTCCGAGGATGTACCGCTGGGGGGCGCTAAAGAACTCGCGAGCGACTTCCGCTCCGACGAGGGTGCGAACCGCTGAATCGACCAGGCTGATAACTCCGCGCGTGATTTCAGAACGGCCCCACGGGTCGCCCGAGCGCGGGTTGTTGATGAGCGGGGCGCAGGGGACGCGTCCGAGATTATGCACGTCACGGAACGTTTCAACGTAGGTGCGGGCGACGCTCTCGAAATAGATGGTCTCGTTGGCGAGGTAGACCGAACCTGATTCCACGCGACCGTCTTCTGACCAGTTGGCGAGTAGAGCTGCGGCCGGTCGGCGTGTCCTCATGTCGTAGATCGCGGTGGCCCGCTTTGGAGATTCGATGGTGATAAGTGGATTCGGTTCGCCATCCATGCCGGTTCCCACGAAGACGAAGCCGGTTCCGTAGATGAGCGCGTCCTTGTGACCCTGCGAAGATTCGAGGTCGAGTTCGTTATCGCGGAAAATATCGTTCAGGCCGAGCTGCGCTCCACCGATGTAGCCCTCGAAGTCGAGATGCTCTTCGAGCACGTCGACGCAGGTTCCGGCCCAGCCGACCACGGTGTCCAGCGACTTCAGTCCAGGTGGGACGGAGATGTTCAGGTCTTTGAGTCGGTTCTTGCCCTCGTAGTACCGTTCGCGGGTGGCGTTTTGCCACTGGTGGCGCTGAAGCTTCGTGACGAGCGTTTGGATGAGGACGAGTTCTTCGTTGGTGAGACTCATAGGATTATGGCCTTTCGCGGGGCGCTAGATCGTTGACGCTCTTTGGTGGCCTGCCGAGCGCCGTTGGCGAGAATCGCACTGGCCAGTAAGTCGACCTTGCGCGGTGAGTTCTTTTTCTCTTTCCTAAAACTACCAGCCTCGGTTGCGACAGCGTTGAGAACGTGCCGCGCCAGTCTGGGGTCGCCGTCGTGACCGGCCTCACCAGAGACGATATCGGCTAGGAACTGTTGCGCCATAGGTGCGATGCGGTGGTTCGTCGGTGGGATTCGTTCGACGCGTCGCTTCCAGCGTTGTGACCAGGTGAGCACGTTGGCTTCGTAGAACGATGGGTCGCACCAGAGCATCTGTACGTCGTAGGTCTCGAAGAGTTTGACGATGGACGCTTCGACCTCGTCTTGGTCGACGTTCCAGTCGGGGTCTTGCGGGTCGGGCTCCCAGACTTGGTGGACGGCCAGCGTTCCCGTCTCGATGTCTTGGATGACGATGGCCGTGGCGTCGCCGGAGATGGAGCCGTCGAACCCTGCCGTCACTCTTGCGCCTGGCTGAATCGTCGAGGGACGAGCTGCGAGACTCCAGAAGTGCGGCGAGATGAAGTCCTCACCGGCCAGCCTGACCCATTGGTTCAGCCGATACCGTTGGAAGCCTGCGAAGCCTGCTGAACCGGCCGAAGCGATGGCGCTCTCAAAGTCGCCTAGATCGAGCAGACCCTCAGCGAGGTTCGGATTCGCGATTCGCCACGTCTCAGGGTCGGTCGGGTCGGCGTCTTGCGGAGCCTCCCACCACCAGAAGCCGAACTGCGGGTCGTCGATTTCGCCCTGGCTGACTCGGCGGCCGTGTTCATAGAGACGACCTAGAAGCGTGTCGGTGTGACCTCCGGCCGTAGTGATAGCGACCAGTAGTGACTCGGGTCGGTCTCCCGAACCCGTGACCAGTGCTTCGTAGAGCTCGTCGCCTCGGCTGTTCGATGCGCTCGACGGCCACGCGTGGAGTTCGTCGCAGATGGTGAGGCTCGGGCCGAGTCCATGAGCGCGAGCGGCGTCTGCGCTAAGAGCCCGATAGATCGAGCCCTTGCTGGGGACTTCGAGCACGTCGCGGTAGACCTTGATGATGCGAGAAAGCGCGGGATTATTGAGAACCTGCTGACGTGCCTCACCGAATACGATTTTCGCCTGCTGACGGTCGGCGGCTGCGGAGTAGACCTGAGCACCTGGCTCGGAGTAGATCAGGTGCTCGAGAGCGATGGCGGTTCCTAGTAGGGACTTGCCGTTCTTGCGAGGTAGGCCGATGAGCGCACGCCGATAGCGCATAAGCCCGTTCTCGTCGAGCTCGAAGAGTCGATCCATGAGCCACGACTGCCACTGCGTAAAGACGACCGGCTCACCTACGCGGAAGCCTCGCGATGCTCGAAGAACCGTGGCTGCGAAGTCAGTGACGTTCGGCCCGTTGGTTCGGTCAGAAGTGCTCGGCGAGTAGTAGGCCGGAGCCCACTCGGGGTTAGGACTGACTAGCACGATTAGCCCTACGCTCTCGTCGTTCGCCGAGTTCGTCGAGTTCGTTCCGCACGCGTACCTCAGCGAGTCCGAGTCGAGCACGGTCGGACGGTGAGAAGCCGATGGCAGCGAGCCATGAGGTCATCTGCGTTCGTAGGTCTTTCAGTTGGTTGACGAGTGGGTGCGTGACCATCTGGCCGTTCGCGGTCTCGTAGAAGCGGGAGAACTTTCCCTCCCACATACCTCGGCGGATGTTCTCGGCCTCGTCCTGGGCGAAGCATAAGAGCTCGACGATGGTGCGGTCGGAGTCCGGCGATAGCCATGTTCGGCCAGCGTCCCAGACATGGTTCCATAAAGCGAGACCGTCATCGAAGAGGCCGTCCGGCGGTTCGGGTGTTGATCCGTAAGAGGGGAGATGCACTGAGTCGCTGGTCGGGCCGACGATGCTGACGCGCTCTTTAGGTGCTGGTGGTCGACCTGTCGGTCGTCCGGTCTTTGCCTTTGGCATGATTTCCTTTCGCAGCTCTGCCATGCGGTTTTGCTGGTCGCCCTGCGGCGCTGGT